GTACACGCAGACCATTAAGTGGTCCACCTGGTGAGTGAGCAATGTTCTTTGGGCCGTAGTCGTGATGCTTACGCACCAATAGGTTGCCTGCTTGGTCCATAATACGCCAGACATCTGCAATGAAAGCATCGTTTATCTTATCGGTATAGGGCGCAACAGTATTGTCTCTGTTTCCGTATTGATCTCTAAGATTTGAAAGCCCATATGCTGCAAAGTCTGTAGCATCGTGTCCCACTCTTGCCTTGTCATTGTCATACATTTGACTCCCCTATCAGTAACTTTCTCGTAGCATCAATTCCATTAGCCAAGTAATAATCATTGATGTCCATACCTGGTGGTAGTGTAACAATCTGTGAGTTCATTACCTCATTCGCCACGCGCTTAGCAAACTCAGCTCCAGGGTTAGACCCATCCTCTTTGATGTCATTGTCACCAACAACATAGATAGTTTCATAACCTACAAAGAGTTTCGGAAAGTGGTTCTTCCACGCTGCAACACCTGGCACACCCACTGCTGGGATACCAAGCTCTGCGCTAGTGACTATTGCATCTAGCTCACCCTCACATACAACGATGTGTGGTGAGTCAAGAGTGATGTCACATACATTATACAGATGTGCCTTTTGCCCAGTGGGGCTACCATACTTAGGCTTGGCATCATCTAATCTTCTAAACTTAAAGCCAACACAACCACCGGATGCGGTGATGTATGGGATAGATAGCCACCCTTCATACATCTCGTGACCATTGATGGGGTTAGTAATAGTTCCTAACTGGAACAGTCCTGCTGTCTCCTCAGAGATCCCACGTCCTTCTAGTACGGCTAGAGTTTCTGGACTTATTGCCTGTGCGTATTGTTGCGCCGCTTCCAGTAGCAATTTCGATTGCACGTTTGAGGCCATCGTTAAACTCCAAGTTCTCTAATATGCATACTAGGTTAGCTGCATTGCCACCCTTACCGCAGGTATGGCAGAAATATAAATTGTCATAAGTGTTGATAACTGCTGAGCGTCTACTGTCACTATGTAAACAGCAACGAACTGAAGCGCTCTTGCCTTCACGTACTTCACCTCCAAAGTGGGAGACAATAACTCCTATGGGGATTGAGTTTGCATCAACGGCACCTTTGTATCTGCTCGCCTTACGTACCCTGGACCAGTCTTGTGCTGGCATACGCACCCCTTAAAGTCGCACTTGTCGTGCCAATTAGTTGCACGCTTGTAGTGAGCAAGTGTGTTCTCTTCTCCGCCCTTGAGGCAATTCTGGCAAATCATTGTGGCCTAGTTTCCTTGATAACACTTACTGGAATACCTAGTAATGCTCGCTCTGCATCAACTAGACCCCAGTTGTAAGCATTGTCTTCTGTGTCTGGGTTCTTTGGATTTTTTGATTCACGCAAAAGATCTGCAATAATTCTTGAAAACTTATGTTCATCAATTATTCTAAGCTTCATCTTCTACTTCCTCTGTAGTTGAATCTTCAACTACTTCTTCTACTACTGGTACTAGTATCTCTGATGTTGTGATGTTACCTTCTGGAACTGGCATTGTTGTTACTACCTTTCCCCATCTCTGGGATTGATTCATCGGCTTACCACGTTGTGCAGTGCGCCGTCTACGACGAAGAGGTTTAATGGCAACAGCCATTACTGCTTCTCCTTTAACCATTGAGTTAAGTCTTGGATTACCCAAGCCTGATCTATTGAAGCGTTGCGACGCTTAACTACCACATATGACAGTGGTACTTCCCCGATACCACGAGCCTTAGCATAGTTAAGCGCCTCAACTTGCGCTTCTCTCCAGAACTCAGGCAGCGAAAGGGTTGCCCTGTTCTTGAGTTCAAGGATGTAAGTTTCTCCCGCGATAACAGTTACGATGTCGCCCTCATCCTTTGCCCCAGCTTTAGTCAGACGCTCTGCTATAACTCCAGCTTTGCGGAGCCACTTCATTACATCTGTCTCAAACTGAGAACCTTTAGTCTTGTTGTACTGACTCATCTACCAATACAACCTTGTTGATCTTGTAGATGACATTGCCTTCTTCATCTTTAACTAATTCAACAACACCAGATTGCAGTAACGCACCAACGAAGTTGGTGAGGTCAACCTTGATGGAGTCAACATCTGTACGCAGTGCAATGGTGGTATCACGCAGTGCATCAATCCTGAGATTGTCTCGGTAATAGTTACTAAGTACTGGCTTATCTTCAGTTGTTTCTTCAGACATTATATCCTCCTTGGTATCCTGCAATCGTATCTCTTCTTAACATCCAACCAAACTCATTCTGGTCTGATATCTGTACTGCTGCGTAGTTTACCAGTAGCTGTGCATATTTGCTTCCGTCAGCAGTGTGTTCTCCAAAACGGTTTTTTACCGCTGCTACCTTAAGCATTCCTTGCGATGGGTCATAGCCCAGTGTAAGTATCAGTGCCGGTAACTGACTGACCTTGCCGTGAATTGCTCTGCGATGAGGTGGGTTAGTAGGTGACCCATACTCTGACTGTTCTGATACGTGGTGGAGTACCAATACACAGGCCTCAGTCTTGCGTGCCATATCGTGTAGCTCCATCATAATTGCTCTAAGTCCAGCCCATTCGTTGTCTGTCTCAGCAGTGATGTTCATTAGGTTATCAATGACTATCAACTCAGGTGGATGTCCATAGAGTTCAACGTAGGCCCTGATCTCTAACTCCAAGTCATCAATGTTTGGAGATGAATCAAAGACCCACTTGATGTGTGAAAGTTTATCTAAGTGTGCATTGTAGTATTGGCTGTTGTCTGAAAGGTTTGCCTCTACTGTCACTTGTGAGTGACCCGATAGATGCGACACAGACCTCATCATTACAGTAGCAGTATCAGTATCTGCGGAGAAGAAAAGTGTAGGAACATTGGCTTTGATTGCATAGATCAGAGCGAACATAGACTTACCAGCATTAGGTGCTGCAGCTACCATACATACCTGGCCTCTGCGAAACTTAATACCTTCTGCCTTTAATCCATTCCATACATCAGGTAGTGGTGTTGCTTTAGTAAGCACCCCACTCCAAGCACGGGATAGATTAAGCACTTTTATCCTCCTGATTTAATCTGATTCCACGTTCTCTGCGAATGCGTCTGCGATCTAGGTCGCCAAAGCCACCCCAGATTCCGTGTAATTCATTATAGATTCCCCACTCTGCACACTCAGTTCTGTGTGGACACGAGTAGCAAATAGACTTTGCAATTCTTGCTTCAGTCTGACCAATGCCACCTGATTCTTTTTCAGGAAACCAATAGTCTCCGCCTACTGTTGCACAACTAGGAGCTTCGTATTCCGAAGGCTCCCGCATAATTATTTAACCCAGATTGTGTCGCACTTATCTGGAGCACCCTTTGGTGCTGCACACATATAACCTGACCAAGGACCCTTTTGTCCTACGCCTGAACGCAATGACATCTGTCCGTGCTTACAAGTATTACCGCCACCTGATGGTGCAGGTGCTGCAACTGGTGTTGCATTAAAAGATTGGGCTATTGATGAAACTGTTGGTGCTGCTTGACCACCTGATAGTTCTAGTCCTGTTGCTCTGATGTTCATAGCATTCATAGAAAGGTCAGCAAGACCTGACTCTAATTCTGTAACTGTTGCTGCGTACAAGTTGATGAGTGTTCCATCATTTAACTTGTAGTTGATCTGGAACTTCGTTCCTTCTGTAGCCATATTACTTGCCTCCACTTTGCTTGATTGATAGTCGCTGGCTTTCAGCTCCTACCTTCTTAGGGACAAACCCTAATAGTTTTTCTACTTCATCACTGTCAACTGACTCGCGCCCTCTAACAGTTGTCCAACTTAGTTCTATACCGGAATTAGTAGTGCCTAATAATCCTTCAAAGGATGCCTTCAAAGAATCCTGTCTAGTTTCTAACTCTTTAATCTGTACTCCTAACTGTAAGTACAGTAGTGCATTCTTGTCAACATCTTCATCAGCAATGATTACTTCATTGACTGGTGTACGTTCTTTTTTTAGACCAACGCATCCCATCTGCCCACTTGCGTCATAGAACTTGCAGTAGAACTGACAGTAGCTTGCATCTTTCTCTGGTGCTGGTGCTTCCTTTGCTTCTTTAACAGCCGCTAGCCAACCGAGTGCCTCAAGGGCGATAGACTCATCATAGTTCTCAGTATGAACTTTGACGTCCCGTTCGTCACCATCTCTAGCAATTGCTACTAGAGATACTCGGTTGACCGCGTAGCCGTTCTTAGCTAGGAGGTAGCCATACAGTTGCACCTGCCATCGTTGTTGTGTTGATGGAAAGTAAGAAAGGTTACGCACCTTGCTTGTCTTCCAGTCAATCACATCACCAGTACCAGGTACGAAACAGTCAATGTGTGCTTTCATTCCGTTATATTCAACAGCAGTTTCAATCATAAGATCTGGATTATCTGCTAATGCTCTTTCAATTTCTGCGTGGATAGCAGTACCCATAATTGCAGCAAGTTTTAATTCGTTGTCATTAGTTTCAGGTTGATCGTTAAGTCTGTACCACACCTTACGACGACAGCCACCTACCTCTGATGGACCAATTTGTACCTGTGTAGAGCGTGAACGCTTAGCATCAGTTGCACGTAGTGCATTCAGTAATAATTCTTTTGGGTCTGTCATAGCTTTGCCTTCTCTGCTTGATCGTGCAAAAGAAAAGCAAGTCTACAGGCTTTCCAACCTTGTTCAAACCAGTAGTGTGCTGCGTATTCAGTTGTTGCTATAACTTCTCTAAACTCTGGTTCTATATATTCGTATGTATTAAACTCCATAGCTACATCCTCTCCTGTACAACCAACTGTAAAGGCTTGCCAGTATTAGCGTCAAGCACCGACGCAATCTCTACGGCTTTACGGGCGTGTCGCTTTGCATATTCTAATTCCATATCAGGTTTGATGATTGAAGAAAGATAGCCAAGAGCAAACTGACCACCACTACCAATGCCATACGCTCCGTTATTTGCTTGGAAAAAAGAGAGATCACAAGCAACACGAAAGATGTTACCGTTAAAAGCAAAGAGATAATCAAAACCGCCATCTTTGTCCACCTTGTTGTAGTCGTAGTTGTTATCGTTAAAGGCTGTAATCAAACTAGGTATTACTTTCTTACCCATAAACTGCACGGGATCTTCACCACGATAGGCAGGTGGTTTCCAGTTGTAGGAAAGGATGTCACCTGGTCGTGTATCACCTGAGATTGCGATGAGAAATTTACCGACTGCAACAATCTTTGGCGTACTAGTAGATAACGTTACTAGGTTGTCTTCAGTAATCTGTGAGTCAGCTACTAGAACAGCGTAATCAATACCTTCAAGTGCTGCGATTGTTGTCATACTAGAGAGTGTACTAGAGATCGGCGTGTCGTCGCGTAGCGACACATACTAGTCACTACAATATGAGCCGTGAGGCGAATAAAACAGGCAGGCGCCCTCAAGGGGCGCAGCAGTGGTAACCGTACAGTAACCCTTCGGTTCCGTCTACCAACCCTGCCATCGTTAAGATGGCGCAGGAATGGCCTTCCTGACCCCTTTGGAGCCGATCTGCGGGGTTTAGGACCACTTCACGTGTGTCCGTGTGGCTCTCAGGTATTTAATGTAATGGCAGCCTTTGAAGACTACGAACTGACCTGGTACTTTTTAGATGCAACCTGTGTCAGTTGCGGGAATCTAGTACTTGTTCCTTGTCCAGTAGACAAAGATGAACCACAAGCTAACTGAGCAGAACGAAGTAGAACGCACTGCCACGTGCTCTGTTTGTGGCCCAACAAAGATTAAGTTACGAGATAAAAATAATCCACTAACTAGCAGGTACCGGTGCAAGACTGTCTATAAAAGAAACTTAGTAAACTCACAGTATCCATACGCTAGACATAAAGGCACAGAATGTCAACAGTGTGGATTCATACCAGTACACATTAGTCAGTTAGATGTTGACCACATAGACGGTGACCGTTGGAATAATGCGCCACACAATCTACAAACTCTTTGTGCTAACTGTCATAGATTAAAGACTCACCTATCAGGTGATTCAAACTCTGGCATATTTTAGGGACAAAAAAAGAAGGCCGGTCCCCGTAGGGACCGACCTCCTGTTTGCCTCGCGCTGATGGGTTACTTAGACCCACGACCAAACTCTGTAGCCTTTGGGTCTATTGCCTTAAGCAATGGACCTGCAACTGCAGCAAGTGCTGCTGATGCTAGGGCTTTTGGATCTGTTACGCCTGCAAGGTACAAAGCGATTACTGATGCAATGCCAGCACGTAGGTACGTAGCTGCAATTGCCTTTAACTTGTTCTTATCCATTGTTACTCCTTTGGACTTGTTGGTTCTTTCTTCTTTGGTAAAGGCTTAACTGCTGCCTTAACCTTTCCGACAACCTTTGGCTTGCCCAACCAAGGGAACCAAGGGGAAGTGTCGTCTCCACATCCTTCTTTAATTGAGATGTGAAGATGTTTGGTGTGCTTATTTGAACCTGTGTATTCACGGTCCCCTTCATTAGCACGATCTACTGACCAGATCTTGCCCTGGAAAATAAGATACTTAACACGCTTGTCTGCTTTTAGTTCTTGAAATAAATTAACACAATCAATGCCACCCAACTTATCGTGGGTTAGGTCTACACCAAATCCTGTATTGTGATCTGAGTTAGGATTCTGATGGATGTGTGCTGCCGATGGCAGTAGTCCATCTGATGCTTTCTTACGTGAAGGATATAGCGCCGTAGCTTGTCGAAGGACAGCAATGGCAGCAGGTGTAGCTCTCTTTACAACAGGTTTCATTATTCTCCATCTTTCTTTTCTTTTGGCTTAGACTTCAATCCATTTCCTGCAAGTACTCCAGCAAGAGAACCAGTAAGAAACACACACAAGGTGCTAACAAGATCAATAAATGCAGCATCGTTAGGTGCCTGCTCGCCTAAAGGTTGTGTAATAAATAGCAGTGCATATAGCAATGCGAAGACAGAACCAGCAAACACAATGGCAAGTATGATTCCAATGGTTACAATCAGTCTTGCGTGTAGCTCTTCTGGGGTTAACTTATTTCTTTGGTTCATCAAATACTCCAGGCAAAATGTCTTTGGTACAAGTACCAGTTGGTAAACATTGTGGGGGATTGCACTCAGGCTTTTTCCAATTCTCAAACTCTTGGCAGGGATATCTAACCCAGCCTTGGTAACCGCAACCGCTAAGAGTTACTGCGAGAAAGAAGGATGCGATAAATCTCTTCAACCTGTCGCTCCAATCTATCTACCGAATCTTTAACACTTGATCCACCGTTAGGCTTGAGTTCATTGAGATAATGCTTAACCATCCAGCGCACTGCTGCAGCAAAGCCACCTATTATTGTCATTACTGCAACAGCTACTGTTGCGTAGTCTTGTGCCTGCATTAGACCGTCCTAATGGTTACTAAGAGCGTTCCACCATAACCGGAGAATCGCTTATCTGAAGGGGTAGCATTTCTAAAGTCAAGCTCTTCGATAAGTCCGATGTATGACTCACCGGTTCTAAAGTCTTCAACACGGATGGTGTCACCTACGTTTTCAATAGATTCTAACTGGCTCATACGGAAGTAAGCAGAACCTTCATAGCCAATCTCAACTCCGAAGTGATCTGATTCGTGGTCAAAACAAGACAATGGATACTGGATTAAACGCTGACGTGGGATAGCAGGCAGAGCCTTGATCTGATAACCAGTAAACAGTGGTCCCTTAGATGTATCAGTAGTTGAACGAGTCAGTGTGAACTGGAAGCCAAGGTATTCTTGTGATGCTTGAGGATAGTTAATGTTAATCTCTGGCACTGTTGCCTCTTGTGCAAAGGTACCAATGCGGAAGAAGTTATCTTCATAGTCAACTGAGTCAATCAATATGCCACCATTGGTGGTATCAATACGAGCTTGCATTAACTTGTAGATCTTAAGTTCTAGTGTGTTATATCGGACATAACCTGTACGGATAGTTCCTTGCGCTAACAAGGTAGATGCTGATTGGATGTAGATAGTTCCGTTAGAACCATTACCAGCATTACAAAATGCTAGTCGGTAGGTATCACCAATAAAAGCACAGGCTGTTGTGTAGTGGCCTAATGTATCTGCTGGATCATATAAGTCCCAGGCATAAGGAAATTGTAGATTACCTAGTGGTTGACCCATATCTACACGAGTCACACCTACCTGGCCATCAACACCAGATGCTGTCCAGATGTATCTATCACGGAAGGCAAAGTCATAGACTGGTTGATCTGATTCAAAGATTAAAGCGCCATAGGTAATAGAACCATCGAGCTGACTTGCATCTGCCATACGCATACCTTGGTTTGTTCCAATAGCCATATTGCCAAGGTAGTAGGCAATCTTAAATACAATCTCACCTACTGGTAGTTCTGCTGCAGTGATAGCACTGGTCAGCGTAGGCATAGCACCTGCAGTAGAGAGAGTAAACTTGTAGATGTTTGACTGGATACCTGAGTAGCCTGAGATATAGATAGCAGCACCACTAGATGTGATGCTAGTAAAGATATGGTCAGGGTCATTGTGTGAATAGACCGCTGCTGGTAGTGATGTTGCGCTAGATGAGAACTCGTATACCTTATCATTGACGCACATTACGATACGCTCTTTGGTGTATTCCATAACAGCGTTAGTTACAGTGATAGAGTTTTCGCTAATCATTAGAGTAGGCGATACAGAACTATCATCCGATAGTAACTTCTTGTATACTCTTAGTCTTGGAGTTCCGCTTGCTGTTACGTTAGTAACCCAGTAGGCATAGACACCATCATCACAGATAGCGTGTACTGGGTAGTCAGTACCTGAGATGTAATCAACAAAGTGAATAACATCAGCAACACCTGTACCTGCTGGGCTAACTGGTGTTGACACAACGTTAGTTGCAGTCTTGGCATAAGTAAAGGTAGTAGTAGTAGGTACTCCAGTAATGCGGTACTCGCCATTGAAGGTCGCGTCCACACCTGAAATAGTAATCTGCATACCAACAGATAGACCGTGCGCTGTGCTAGTAGTTAGCGTTGCTACGTTAGAAGTCAAAGCCTTGTTAGTAATAGAGACAGTTATAGCTGGGAAGATCTTATCTACATCATACTCATCGGCAAGAAGGATACCGTCGTACTTGTTACTGTTCTTGGTCCATTGAATAGAACGTGCATACTGCCAAGGACGACCATTAGTTTGAATACCACCAGTAACTACGTGCTGGCTATCGCAAGAGTTAAGCAGTGTTGCCTGTCCTTTTGTCCAGACATCAATACCCTTAGACTCTGTGTACTGGAAACGCAATGACTCATCTTGGATAGGTTCAAAGAACTTGATACCTTGTCCATAGTGGAAAGAGCTTTGGCTTCGTAGCCACCAACCAGTAAGCGTCTGCTCACCAGGCTCACGGCTCTGGTCAATCTGTTGCTTACGGTACTGCGCTGTTACGCGACGATATGGTGAATCGTCAGAGTTGAACAGGAAGAACGGTAAGCCACCGATAGCTACATCGTATGCTTCACCAGTTGCTGAGTAATTAGTAGATCCAGCAGGGTTGGAAAGTACGTAAGGTATCGGTTCCGTGATGTCTGAGCCATAAGGCACTGGCTACTCCTTAGATTGAAGTGGAAATTACTTAGTTAAAGCTGCAATCTCTTCAGTAGTCAAGCCAAGTGCAGATAACTTCTCGTTAGCTGATGCTCGTGCTGCCTCTACCGCTGCCTGTGCTGCTTCACGTTCTGCTTCTGCTGCAGCGTGTGCTACTGCATCTGCTTCGCGTTGTGCTACTTCTGCATCGGTTAGTTCTATCTCAAGAACCTCACCTGTTGTGCAGTTTACCTCGATACGCTTTGGATTACTCATCATCACTCCTTAATAGTTCTGGTGCATATTGGTTTAGTATTTCTATTGCATATTCAATTTTGTCTTCTGGTCGCTGCCCTTTAGGCTGTTTTGTATTCCACAACTCTAAATTTTCTATACGATTGTCGTGTCTTATTCCGTTTATATGATGCACATTTTCTTCTTCAAGAAGTTTTCTTCCTAAATGTTGTTCCATAATATGTCTATGTTGCACCATAGCTTTGCCACTAACTCTAATACGTACGTATCCATCTGGACTAGGATTGTTAGTTCTTATGGTTACAAAATGTGGATCTCCCCAACGGCTCCATCTAGTCCAATGCATCCCACACATTTTACGTGCCATTAATTCTCTATCACAGTTATCTATTGTGCAATTACTTGTATTTTTATATTTACCCATAGAATAATTATAACACTTCGATGCGTGTTGGATTTGCCATTGTTTCTCCTTATGAGTTCTTGATGCCGTATAAATAGAATGATGATCCTGCTATAAGATTTCCAGCAGGTAGGGAAATAACAATAGAAGTGATAGCAGCAGTTGAAGTACGAAGATTTGCTCCTACTGTAAGGTATTGAATAGTTGAAGTATTGTTTTCAACTGCTGTAAAACTTGAAGCAACTTTATTTGTACTTCCAGCATAATTTGGAAAATAGTATTCGCTGCTGTTAAAAGTATCAGATGTTGCAGATGTTCCCTGTATGTAACCATCATAAAATGCACCATCTGCTGATGTTCTAACACTAGATGCTGCGCTTCCTTGACCACGCAAAGATGTCCAACTATAAGTTGAGTCAAAAGATGCACTATTTAATTGAACATAAAAGTTTTGGCTAGTGACTGCTCTATCGCTCCTGCCAGAAATTCTTAACACTAAATCCGTATAGGTACTTGGAATAGCAGTAAACGTATAAGAGGCAGCCGATGATGCGAGTGTCTCGCCTTTAATTAGTGTGTAAGTACTAGGCATTTTTTATCCCATACAGAGTAGCGGTTGTTCCAACACCGAAATTACGACCAGATGAGTCAGAAAGTTGGATGTTAGTAATTGCAGATGTATTTCGCCATAAACCTACATTTCGTGAAACACCACCACTTCCATTTTTATCGGATGATTCTTCCCATAAAACAGTTTTGTTAGTGCTACCCGCATAACTAAAAATGTTTATGATTTGCAATTGAGGGTTTGTAGTAGTTACAGCAGAACCAGTAAATAATTCAAGTTCGGCGGTGCTTGTTCCTTGACCTGAAGATGCTGCTGTGCCAGAGCCGACAAGCCAAATGTAGGAATAATTGCTTCCCGTATCAGAATTAAATCTAATGCGACCACCAACATTTGTGGCAGATGGTTTGAACACAACAAAGACTATTCTTAAATCAGTATAGCTAGAAGCAATACTAGAAAAGGTAATGCTTGTAGTTTCACTTGCGAGTGTTTGAGTCGCTATCGGCTCGTATGTTGTCGGCATTTATTAACCCTTAATTCCGTAGAGTGAAATCAATGTTTCTGTTGTGAAATTACTTGCACTTTGTGTTGATAGGGCAACACTCGTTATTGCCGCTGTGCTGTTCCATAAACCCGATGCAAGCAAAATTCGAGCAGGTGTTGTGTTTTGATCGGCACCTAAAAATATTCTAACGGTTTTTGTTTTTGTGGTTGAGGCGTAATCTTGGATGTCTATAATTAAAGGTGTATATACACCGTTAGAAAAACTATAACCATCTGCACTTAATCTTATTCTGCTCTGACTTGCTAATCCTGTCGCAATAGCACTTGAACCATCGCCCATTAGATGATGTGAAGCGTAGTTTGATCCTGAGTCACCATTAAATCGTAATTGAAGTACATCAAAATTGGATGACCAAATTGCTACACCTCTAAGTTGCAAGTGCTTATAGGTGCTAACAATTGAACTAAAAGTAATTGTGCCAGATGATCCAGTACCAGTTGCACTAGCAATAGAATCATACGAGGTGCTTGCAACCAACTTAGATGATGCAATGATTCCTAAGATTGGACTCATTACGCTAGGTCTCCGGTCACATACCAAAGATCTGTGCCAGCTTTAATACAGGTAGCTGCTGAGTACTGCGCTCTTAGTTTAGGAGCTGCTGCTGTTGCTCCTGTTGACAAGACTGTTGTTGTACCAGAGGTAACAGCGTTGATAGTTACTTGACCTGCACCAATTTGAATTATGTTGATTTGAGTTCCAATTGGAAAGGCAACAGATGCGTTTGTTGGGATTGAGTAGGTCTGAGCAGATGCGTTAGATGCTGTAATTAACTCAGTGTTAGCATCACCTAAAGCGAAGGTATAAGTAGTGCCAGTCTTAGCATCAATAGTTAAGAATAAACTACCCGAAAGGGTCAGCGCTCTTGTTGTTGGCATTTAGTTTCCTCCTAGTAGGATTCTTGCTTCTTCTTCTGTGATACCAAGACGAGTAAGTAGTGCTTGGCGTGTGGCTGCTTTGGCTTCTGCTTCGGCTTGCTTGGCTGCGCGCTCGGATTGCTCGGCTTGATAGTCCGCAAATTCATCATCGGTCATTTCTCTGTCAATGATTTCATCTGTCTCTGTGTTATGGATTCTGACCATTGGACGCGTTGTTGTTTTAGCCATTATTTAACTCCGTAAATTAGGACTGTACCAGTTGAAAGATTGCCAGCACTATTTGAAAAAACAAGTGATGAAATTGCGGAACCCGTGTTAATCATACCTGTTGCAGAATACGGAACAAAATTACTTGTGTCATCATAGTATTGCCCATTGGCTGAATAGGCTTTTCTTGATGTTGTGCTTGCATAATTAAAAACAGTAATTGCCCAAGAATTTGTGGCTTCAGTTCTTAACGTTGGTTTGCTTGGTCCTGTTAAAAAAAAGTAACTGTCTACACTTGAGCCGAGAGTCGAACCGCCGTTTGATCTTTGTGAACCTGTAATGTTTGTTGTTCCATTTGGTGCAATTCTAAAGTCTCCGTCACCTGTGGCATTTGTAACACCCGAAACAAAAATCTGTAAATTTACATAAGTCTGGTTAATGCTTGAAATTGTTGTTGTTGCGCCTGAAAGACTTGTGGTTGATAGCAAAGTCATTCCACCTGCAGCAGGGGTTGCCCACTTAAGTCCAGTAGCAGTAGAACTATCAGCAGTAAGTACTGTGTCATTGGCACCAACAGTGACAACTCCTGGTGTTGATGCAGCACTAGCAGACAGCAATGCGCCCTTAGCAGTGTACTGTCCCTTGCTGATTGCATCAGTTAGTGGTACTAGATCGTTAGCAAATATCTCAATGATATCGCCAGCAAGAGTGGCACTAAGAAGTGTGACAGTTGTGCCGTCAGTTGCTGTGTAGTCATTGCCACGAGATAGCAATGCACCGTTGCGGTATACAGCTTCATATCCAGCGTCATAGACTAGAGCTACAGAGTTGTCATCTAACCCACTAAGGACGGTAGTACCAGCAGCAGGCTGGTCAGACCATCGAACTCTAAGGACTGGCGTTGAGCCTATTCTTCCTGTTGCCATTAGTTTCCTCCAAGGAGTAGTTGTGCTTCTTCAGCGGTTAGGCCAAGACGATTGAGAACTGCTGCACGTGCTGATGCCTTTGCTTCTGCTTCGGCTTCAATTGCCGCTTGAAGTGCTAATGATTCATTTTTCATTGCTAATTCTTCCGCTTCGGCAATAGCAATTTCTTCAGGCGTGTATTCAATAAAAGTTTCTGTGCCTGTTTCAGAGTTGTAGATTTTTTTATGCCATCTAGAAAGTGTCATTTTTATGCTCCATAAACTAAGACAGTGCCACCGTCAAATGTAGTTGATACGCCGACTATTTCAATTGTGCTAATTGTTGTTGTTGCTTCTATCATACCCATAACCATTCCTGCTCCCTGCCCATTTCCACCACTTACGCTTGCAGCGGAAACTGCACTGAAAGCCTTTTTACCTGTGCCCTTGCCACCTGAAATATTAACTGCCCCTGAAATTCCTGAAGTATCATCACTACTCATTTTGGTCAATTGTATTCGACTAAATGTGCTTCTATAACTTGTAAAATTTTCGTGACTGTATGTGGTTGTGTATTCTGATCGAAGTCCATACATACTATAAGCAGCAGCACTACTTACTCCGTTGACCGTCACGTATAATGTCGCGTTTGCTGTTGTAAATGACGCGTTGTTGATCAAAATCATTAAATCATCATAAGAAGATAAACCTGTGATTTGTGTTGAAGATCCTGAAAGAGAAGTTCCACCTGTGTTTATCAATGTCCAATTTTTACTACTACCACCTGCAGGAGTTGCCCATTTTAATCCTGTTGCTGTAGTTGAGTCTGCTGTGAGCACTGTGTCGTTTGCGCCTACTGCAATGCGAGCAGGGGTGTCTGCTGCAACAGCCGTAATAAGATCGCCTTTGGCATCAACGATAGTAGGCTGAATGCCACCCTCTATTGAGGGTAATCTTCCAACTGTCATATTATGATAACTCGCTTCCGAATGCTGAGAATGAGAAAGTAGCAGAAGATGCATAGACTGTAACAACATCTGCTGCACCAAGAGTTAGACCAAGTGTTAATGTATCTGATGCGTTAGCAGGTAGTGATACGTCATATGCTATGTACTGGCTTGTAGCCAATGCTGCACCAGCTACACGTACTGCAATGCGGTATGTGCCAGCAGTTGCTGCTTGGTTAGTTACAACAACCGTAGATACGATTGTCTGTGTTGCTGCAGGTACTGTGTAGAGTGTTACTGGGGTTGTGGCTGCTGGGTTCGATTGACCAAGCACCTTGTAATTTGTTGCCATTTATTTGTTTTCCTTTACTGTAGTG